CGAAAAGTTTTTTAACTCATTATTCGGAACTGATATTAGGAGAAGTTTATTTGAATTTGTTGATTTTGGTACAGCATCAGTAATCCAGGATCAAATTTTAACTTCAATAGAAAATTTCGAATCAAGAGTTGATAATTTAAAAGTATCAGTTAGACCATTCCCAGATATTAATCAATTCGAGGTTTCTGTTATTTTTGATATTATCGGACAGGAGTTTCCGACACAAGAATATTCTTTCCTATTAGAGGCAACCAGGTAATATGCCTTTTACAAAATTTACAGATCTTGATTTCGATCAGATAAAAGAATCAATTAAAAGTTATCTTCGTGCAAATTCTGATTTTTCTGGATTTGATTTCGAAGGTTCCAACTTTTCAGTATTAATTGATACTCTTGCATATAACACATATATAACCGCATTCAATTCAAATATGGTTGTAAATGAGTCCTTCTTGGACTCTGCAACCCTCCGTGAGAACGTTGTATCCCTTGCAAGGAACATTGGGTATGTTCCTCGGTCTAGGACTGCTGCAAAGGCATCTGTGAGTTTTACAATAGAAGTTGAGGGAACTGAATCTCCAACTTTTGTATTAAAAAAAGGATTAGTATGTGTAGGAAGTTCTAACGATAGTTCTTTCACATTTTCGATAATGGAAGATATACAGAAACCCACAATAATAACTGATTATAATAGTGATGGAACACCTGTAAATAAGAGGACATCTACTTTTGATAACGTTGAGATATTGCAAGGAATATTCCTCACCAAACAATTTGTAGTAGATTCTTCATTGGATCAAAGGTTTATACTTAATAATTCTTTTATAGACACATCTACCATAAGAGTGTATGTAAGGAAAGAGGGTGATTCTGGATTAGGTTTAGAATATAAGTTAATTGACAATATTACAAATGTTACTGGATCATCCTATGTATTTTTACTTCAAGAAGTACAAGATGAAAAATATGAATTGTTATTTGGTGATGGATTAATAGGAAGAAAATTAGAAAGTGGTGAAATTGTTACAGTAGACTATCTTGTAACAGATGGAAAAGATGGGAATGATGCTACAAGATTTTCATTCTCAGGAAAA